GCTCTGTCTCCCTTGTACGTCACTATGAGCCTTATGACAAGGCAGATGCAACATAAGACTAATTAATCAGCAGCTTCTATGCTGCTACCTCCATTACTGTAATTGCACTTGCAGACCTACCATTATATGCTTGATCTCCATTATCTTCTGCTCCTTGTCTATTAACATATATATTATGAGAAGAATTAGCTGGTGTAGCTACTTGCCATTTATAAGTTATTGAACTTGTAGTGTTTGGTGAGTCTAAAAATGTTCCAGCTTGTAGAACTATGTCATATTGGTCATCACCAGAGAAGTAAGCTTGACCTGTTACTCTCGGTCTATTACTACCAGCAGCATCACCAACTTTAATTGCTGTAGAATCTCTCATTAATCTACAACTTAAATGGCCACCAGTTGAACTCCAATTCAAGTCATATAAAACTAAAATTTTATTACTTGCATTTGTTGGTGTAATAGATACACTCAAACCTGTAACATCAACAAATGATGTTGAACCAGTATGACTAAAAGTATCTGTTTTTGTTGTAGAAACAACTTGAATAATTTTACCAACACCTCCGTTAGGAAATGCTGGTTTGCCTGCACTATCTATTGTCATAGCATCACTAGATGCTGATGTACTTCTTATAGCATTGGTAATTAAACGACTCATGGTTTTGGATTAGCGTCCTTTACAGCTTTGATGTGAGTAGCCCATGTTCCAGTTGTGTCAAACTTGCCAGCAACTAAGTCTGCATAGATCATATCTAGCTGATTACCATAAGTATCATAGGTTGTAGAGCCATCAGTTGTTCTATCAGTTTGATACTTGATTTGAGCCGCAGCCGTATTAAGTTCAGTTCTTGCAGTATCTATCTTGCTTTGCTCAAGAGTTACTGAATTACCGCTTGCGTCAAACGCACCAGCAGAGTCATCAATAGAAACAACTGTGCCTGCGTATGCTTTGTAAATCGCTTCGTGATCTAGTGCCATAGTGTTTTACCTAATTATAAGAGATAGCCATTATGCTGCTACCTCCATAAGTGTAAAAGAAGAACTTCCAAGAATACTGTAATTATAACTAGTATCAAGGTCCGCAGGTCTGTTTATATATACTGCTTGGTTATTATATAAGGATGCAAATTGAACTTTATAAGTAAGTGAACTTGTAGAATTTGGCGAATCTAAATGTTGCCAAGAAACACCTCTTCCACGATAAGATACATTAGATCCCCCATATCCATAACCAAAACATACAGGGGTAATATTACCGCTTGCATCACCACCTCCATTTAAACCTATAGCTGTTGAATCTCTAAAAACCTTAAATCCTAAAAAAGAATTATCTGCTGCTCCAATTTGTAAAGCAGTTTGAACAAAAATTTTATTTGAAGTAGAAGAAGGTGTTATAGATAGTGAAAATCCACTAATATCTGCATAAGAACTACTTGATGATGACTGAGAATTTGTTTTAGTTGTTGATACAACTTGAATTATATTCCCTGATTTTGGGTTTGTTGTAGTTAAAACTGTTCCATCTGCATTACTAGGTAATTTAAGAGTGCGATCAGATGCAGGGTTACTATCTGGTGCAGCTATGATTACTGAATTACCACCGCTATGTTTTAGTTTGATCTGGCTCATGCTGCTACCTCCATTAAAGTTATACTTGATCCACACTTATGACCATAACTATAGTTATACATAGTTGCTGGTCTATTAATATAAACATCACAAGCAGCACCTCGTCCATGTCTTAGTCTCAAACTATATGTGATTGAGCTAGTTCCCCCTGCTGTATCTAAATAACTTCCACCTATCATCATGCTTTTTTCAAGATTTCCATTAGCAGACATTGATGTTACACGTTTAGTATCCCCAGAAGCATCACCTATAGAGCCAGTTAATATAGAACTAGCTTTATAAATTGTTGCTGCAAGTCTACTTCCATTACTAGAGTTACCTAATCCCATATTTAAATCAAATGAAATTAATATTTTATTACTTGCATTTGAGGGTGTAATTGAAGCTGTTAAACCAGTAACATCACCACTCTCTGCTCCTGCAGCTAAGTTTTCAGAAAAAGTATCAGTTTTGTATGTTTGCACAACTTGAAGAATGGCTCCAGCACCTCTTTTGGCTGCTGTAACAGCACCATTAGCTAACATATCGGTATCAACAATACCGTCAGGCAGTCCTCCTACTGCGACTCCTGTAATAGTTCCGTTTCCGTTAACTGATATTGGCATAATTAAAGAATAACAAGGATTGCACCACTTGGCACGGTTATAACTGCACCTGAATCTATTGTAGGCGATATAGCCATAGCATTTTTATTTGCTGTCAATGTGTAAGAGGTAGTAACATTCTGATCTCCCTCGAAGAAAGCCTGATCGCTT